CGCGTTGTTGAACGCGGCACCGCTAAGCCGGGCCTCCGTCGTTGCCCTAGGCGAGAGTTCGTTGAGCGCGTAGATCAGCGCTTCGGTCTCCTCGTCGAGTTCGCCGATCGGGTCGGTGTCCCAGTCGACGGCCTCGGGTGCGCGGGGCAGGCCGCGGATGTAGGTCAGGAACGCCGGGCTGACAATCCCGTCGGCCTTGAGGTTGAGCCGGCGCTGGAGGTCCTGTACGGCTTCGATCGTTCGCGGCCCGTGGATGCCGTCGGCTTCGAGGGTCCGCCCGGCGCCGTCGGTGATGCCGAGCCGGCGCAGGGCGTGCTGCAGCTTGCGTACGCCCGGGTCGCCGCCGAGGCGGGCGGGGCCGAGCGTACCGACGGTCACTGCGCGACGTCCGCCGAGTCGGTCGCGTTGGCGGCGTCGAGCTTCGCCTGCAGGGCGTCGACGAGGGTCTTGCGCGGCTTCTCGCGCTCTTCCTCGACGACCTTCGCCGCGAACGCCCGCACGTCGTTGTCGCCGACCCAGTCGAGGACCTCGGCGACGGTGCCGTCGGGCACCTGGGCGTCGTCGGCCATCTCGATGAGCGCCTCGCCATGCGAGACCTCCTCGGCCTCGACGGCCGGCGCCGGGCGGTTGCCGTCCTCGGCCGGGATCCGCCGCTGCACGGTCTCGTGCCGGGCCATGTCGCGTACGCTCACGACCCACTCGTCACTCGCCGCGTCGTACTCGACCGCGGTGACGGTGTACTCGGCGACGCCGAGCAGCTGGGCTGCGTGCAGGTGATCCATCACGCCTCTTCCCCACCGGCCGCCGGGCCGGTGTTGTCGTCGATATGCTGCGCCACGTCGTCGGGGTTGGCGCCGGGCTTGCCAAGTTCGGCGTTGTAGGGAATGCCCATGTAGTCCTCCCACGCCTTACGCGCGGCGACTTCGGCCGCCTCGGCAGTCATGATCTTGGCCTGGACGAACTTGTCCAGACCGGTGCCGAGGTTGAGCAGGACTTGGGCGTTGAGCTGGGCGTCGGACGCGGCGATCGTCGGCCCGGTCAGCAGCACCGTCTGCGACGCCGGCAGGTCGGTGGTCGCGCCGGTACGCGGGTCGGTCGAGGTGACCATCTCCGGGATCCGCTTCGCGGCGACGGCCCGGTCGACAGCGAACCGCACCAGCTCGGTGCGGTAGGCGAGCCACATCTTCTGTACGCCGCCGACGCGGCGGCGTACCGGCTCGGCCATCGTCAGGCTGGTGGCCCGGTTGGCGTCCTCGGGTTCGGCGAGCCACGTCTTGGCCAGCCCGGCGCCGGCGGCCACCGACGTGAGAACGGTCTGGCCGGCTTTCGCGTCCTCGTATGCGCCGGTCTGGATCTGCATCGGCTTCCACTCGACCGCGTCGGTGTGGACCTCGATGCTCCCCGACGGCGGCACGTGGGTGCCCTGCCGCTTGGCGATGAACGCGTCCACGTCCGCGTTCTCGCCCTTCAGGGTCACGTCGAACGCGATGTAGCGGGCCAGTGCGGTCCGGTCGATCAGGTTCGACAGCACGGTGTCGTAGGAGTCGAGCCAGTCGATGATCGGCATCATCATCGGCACGCCGCGCTTGTCGGTGTCGAGGGTCTTCCACGGCGCCCAATACATCGCCTCGCCCTCACGAAGGCCCGAGGAGTCGTTGACGGCGACCAGGGCACGGGCGATCGTGTCCAGCTCGCCGGATACCGGGCGCATGAGGACGAACGCGGGCTGGAGCGGGTTGTTGTTGCGCAGGACGATGTCGGCGATCAGCGACGGCTCTGTCGGGGCGTACCGGACCACGCCGGACTGGGAGCCGACCGCGAATAGGTACAGCTTCTCGCCGAGCAGCATCGTCGAGCGCAGTGCCAGCTCTTCGCCCATGAGGAAGTCGTTGGCCGGGTCGCCCATGAACTCTTCGGCGACCTTGCGGACGGCGTCGTTGGTGCACTGGAGTTTCACGCCGGAGTCGCCGACGCAGAACGCCGTGTACGTGTCGACGATCGCGGTGGCCATCGGGTTGACGCGGTACGCCGTCACGCTGTAGGTGGCGGCTTTCTCTCGCGTCCAGTACGGCACCTCCCGGCCGGCGGTGCCGGCGCGGCGGTAGCCGACGTCGCCGTCGATCGGGTCCCGGCCGTACGCGCCCGCCATCGCACCGGTGGCGATCACCTGCTCGGCGGTCGCCTCGGTTGCCCGGGTGGGCAGCGCGAACCAGGCACGGGCCACGGTCAGGCGGCCTTACGCCCGCGCGCAGTGTCGATGTCCTTGACCGACGCCACCTTCGCCGCGTCGCCACCGGCAGTCTGCGCCATCATCGTGAACGCCACCGCGATAACGCCGAACGACAGCAGCCCCCACCGCCAGTCGGTCAGCGCGCCGATCGCGAACACGATGCACAGCACGCCGGCCACACCGAGCAGGTTCAGCACGGTGGTGCTCGACGGCGTCGGTACGCGGAACTGCACGACCACGGCGGGCCTCCTAAATGTGTTAGGCCAGGGCTTTGTATGCACGTGGCTCTGGTTACGGTGTCGGATCCGTCACGGCCCGGGTTAGAAGCCCGGCTTCGCGAAGCTTGGCGACTTGGTGTCCGGGGTGGGACTTGCCCAGCTCGGACCAGCCGCACAGGCACCCTCCACGGTGGCGCTGATGGGCGATGAGGATCGCCTCGGCGGCTTCGTCAGTGGTCACGACCTACGCCCCTAGATCTTGAGTCGTTGGGTGGGCCGCCAGAAGTCGCGGCCGGCGCCGGTGCTTGCCGGGTTCGGTGCGGTGTCGACGGGTGCCTGCTTCTCGGCGACCTCGGCGTCGATGCACTCCTTGAGCGCCTCGGCCGCGGCGGTGATGCCGTCGATCTTGTCTGCTACGGCGGACTTGTCGGGCTTGACGTTGCCGGCTGGATCCATCGCCACCGCTAGGTTGTCGAGCATCCACCGGGCGACCGGGTTGCCGCCGTTGTGGAGCCGTCCGACCAGGGTCAGCCGCAGCATCTCCTTGAGCGGTCCGGACATCGACGCGTAACCCTGGCCGACCGGGACCATGGTCAGTCCGGCCTCGGACACCTTACGGGTCACGTCGTTGGCGCCCCACCTGTCGAAGCCGACCGTGAGCACCCTGAACTTCTGGGCGTCGGCGAAGATCTGCCTCGTCACCGCCGACGTGTCGAGGGTGGCGCCATCGGTGAGGGTGACGTAGCCCTCGCGGACCCAGACGTCGGCCGCGCCCGCAGTACGCCGGTTCAGGTCCTCCAGCGCCGCGTTCGGCAGGAAGAACCGCCACAGGACCTTGTAGGTGTCGTTCGGGCGGTCCGGGAACACCCACGACAGGGCTGTGAAGTCGCTAACCGACGCCATGTCGAGCCCGCCGTGGCATTCGCGGCCGAGCAGGTCGGCCTCGTCAAACGGTCTGCTGTTGGCTGGCGAGTCCCAGTGCTCCAGTTTGATGTAGCGGGTCGACTGCTTGGTGCGGATGCCAAGGTGCAGACGCAGGAACCGGGCCAGGTTCGCCGGATTCGTCTTCGCCTTGGCGGCCTCGGCCTGCATGAACGACTTGGTGGGCGACACGCCGTAGCCGGGGTTGGCGAGCTTCCACGTCTTCTCGTCAAACGGCGACAGGCCGCGCTCGGTGAGATCGCCCTCGGACTCGGCCGCGGCGAACACGACCCCGTAGAACGTGTAGTCGGCGTCGGCCAACGCGCCGCGGGCGAGCTTCTCCAACAGCTCGCGCTTCTCGGCGTAGATCGTCCCCGGCCGGCCCTCGTCCGCGGTGGTGATGATGACTACGAGCGGCTGGTCGCGGGCGCCGGTGCCGGTCTCGACCGCATCCACAACGTCGCGGGTCTTGTGCACGTGCAGCTCGTCGACGACTGCCCCGTGCACGTTCGCCCCGTGCAACAGGTCGCCGACCGAGGCCACGACCTGGAAGTAGCTGTTGGTCCGCGGATGGGTGATCTTCTTCGCGAACGCCCGGAAGTGCCGCTTCAAGCTGGGCGAGCCATCGACGATGGCCTTGACCGGGTTGAAGCAGTAGCCGGCCTGCTCCTTCGACGCAGCGACCGCGAGGACCTGGGCGCCCTGCTCCCCGTCGGCTCCGGTCAGGTAGATGGCGCAGCCGCCCGCGATGGTGGTCTTGCCGTTCTTTCGCGGCACGTCCATCATCGCCGTGCGGGCGATGCGCACCCACCGGCCGGCATCGTCGTCGAAGCGCACCCAGCCGAACACGGGCGCGATGTAGTACGCGATCTGCCAGGGGTCCGGCCGCAGGACCTGGCCCGCCCACC